CGACAGTTTTGCAACCCTTTACAACCAATCAGCGCCATATCTGGCCGCTATGACAGGCGCAAACGTTCACGGCGGCGACAATGTGCGCGTGGGTGAACGTGGGCCTGAGATGTTCATTCCTGGGCGCGATGGCACCATTGCACCAATCAAAGGCAACGCATCGGAACTCATCGGCGCGGTGAACGAAATGAAAGATGAAATCATAACCTTGCGCCGGCAAATGAGCCGGATGATGTCTGGTGGTCAACTCGCGGGGGCGCGTTAGCAATGGTCGCAACAACTCTCGCGCAACTGGTCGAAAACCCGTATGCAAAAAAGAAATATCTGCTAATCCTCAAGCCATATGATTTGGATGCGGCCGGTGAGTTGACACTGTATTTTTCGGGCGAGGGTTTCGTAACTGAGCCAACCGACACACCGGCGAACACAGTTTTTGAGCCTCGATTGGTTGAGCCGATTTCATTCTCTCGATCGATGTTCTCGAGCGGAAAGATCGGTGGCCTTTCGGTTCCTGGTTTTGGCGAGTTGGTTTTGACCAATGCCGATGGCGGTCTCGATGCCTGGGCGGATTATGGATGGGATGGGCGTTCGGTCGAATTGCGCGTTGGTGAATCCGGCGCGGATTTGCAGTATTATTTCACGATCTTTCAAGGTCAGTCGAAATCGATCGAGTTCGATGATTTGTTCATTCGGGTGATTTTGCGCGACAACCAGAATGATTTCACAGTCGATTATCCCGACACCCTTTACGCCGGAACCGGCGGCAATGAGGGATCAAGCGATCTTGCGAATACGCCAAAGCCTCACTGCTATGGTGAGGTCTATAACATCGAGCCGGTGTTGGTGGATTCCACAAATTTCGTTTACCAGGTACACGATGGCGCGATCCAGGCGATCGATGCGGTTTACCAGGGCGGTGTGGCGTTGACCCTGACAACCGATTACACGGTCGATCTCACCAATGGGCGGTTCACCCTGGTTGCAGCACCAACCGGCATTATAACGGCCGATGTGAAGGGTTCTAAGCCTGGGGGAACTTATCTCGAGACGGTTGCCGACATCATTCAGCACATCGTCGAGGATCATGCCGGTTTCACTTATCCAGGGGATTTTGACACCGCATCTTTCACAGCGTTAAATTCGGCCAATTCATCAACCGTTGGCGTTTACGATCGAGGCATGACAACGGTTGCAAATGTCTTGGATCGGCTCATCAATACGATCGGCGGTTTCTATGGTTTCGATCGCGATGGCAAGTTCCAGGTTGGCCAGGTTGCTCTGGCGACCGGATCAGCGGATGCCGAGTTTGATAAAACAACCATCATCGAGATCACCCGCCAGGCATCGGCGGTTCCGAATTACCAGGTTCGGATGGATTACAAGAAAAACTATCGAGTGATGAGTGAGAGCGATTTCGATGCCTCGATCACATCGGCGCAACGTGATTACCTGGTTCGAGAGGCCGATGTCGCCATCGCCGAGGACACAGCGGTTCAAACGCCATATCCCAACTCAACGGCGCTGATTGTCGATTCGCTCTTTACTGGATCATCGGCGGCATCGACCGAGGCGACCAGGTTGTTGAATATATATAAAACGCAGCGTGATTTTTATCGCATCCTGGTTAAAACCCAGCCTTACACATTGAAGTTGAATGATGTGGTAAAAATCACCTTTAACCGCTATAATCTGGGCAGCGGCAAGTTGTTCCGAGTGATTTCGATCGTTGAGGATGCGGCGAACAACGAAGTCGAACTCGAACTCTGGGGATGATTTAATGGCTCGAAATATGATGATTTCCTCAACGAATTACGTTGACACCGCGACCTCGATCACGGCCGATGATGAGGTTGCGACATTGCCGATCGAGAACTTGCAGGATCGGCAGATTGTTCGTATTTGGCGCAATACTCAAACAACGGCGCAGATCGATATTGATTTCGGTTCCTCTCGGATTGTTAATTTCGCGGCGTTGGTAAAGCATAACATTTCCCAAACCGGCACGATCCGGTGGCGGTTTTCGAATGTCGCTGATTTTTCAACAACGGCCTATGATTCCGGTGTTGTTGATGCCTGGCCGGTCGTCGAAGAATTTGGGACATTACCCTGGGGCGTTTTCATCTGGGGTGGATATTTGAATCCGGAGGTCGCGGCGAACTATACGATATCAACCTTTGATATTTTGCAAACTCCAATCCAGGCCAGATATTTCCGCATCGACATTTCCGATCCCACCAATGCCGATGGCTATATCCAGGCGGGTCGATTGTTGTCTGGGCCGGCATATGAGCCATCGATCAACTATGCGAACGGCGTTTCGTTTGAATTTGTCGATGAGTCTCGGATCACCAAATCACGCGGGGGCCAAACCTTTGTTGATGAGGTCGAGCGTTTCCGCCGGATGCAATTCGAACTGATTAATCTGCCCGAGAAAGAGATTTTCGGGAATATCTTTAACCAGGTGGATCGATTGAGGGGTGTTGCGCAAGACATTCTCATCATTCCTCAGCCAGACGATCCAAATACATGGATCACGCAAAATATATATGGTAGGATCACCGCAACTGGGCCGATTGTGAACTCGGCTCTCGATTACTATTCACGGCTCATTGAGGTCGAGGAACTTATNTAAGGGGAACGCAAATGGCATATCCGGTCACACTCAATGGTCGCACATATACTCTCGCTGATTTCGAGGGCAACAATTACGTTGACGGTTTACCGGATGCGTTCGAGGATTTCGTCACTCACGCCGGCGACATTTACAACGACACATCGACAACCTCGAACTCGATCGGCACCGGCTCCAAGACATTCACAGTTGCCTCTGGGAAACCTTACCAGGCTGGGACGCCATTGCGGATCGCAGATGCGGCGGCACCGGCAACCAATTTCCTCGATGCGGTTGTGACATCTTATTCCGGAACCACCCTGGTTGTTGAAGCGATCGGATATGGCGGCTCTGGAACGCTAACATCCTGGACGGTGAACATCGGTGGCGCAAAAACCATTGATGGCACTCTGGGCGTCTCTCAGGGCGGCACAGGGGCCACCACAGCGGCGGCGGCACGGACTAACCTGGATGTGTATTCCAAAACGGAAACTTACACTCAAACGGAAGCGGATTCACGGTTCTTGAATGTTTCCGGCGAGGCGTCCGATGTCACGATGACCGGCAATGTCACGATTGGTGATGCGGATACCGACACACTCACGATCAACTCAGCAACCACCACAACGGCGGATATTTCGTTCGGAGACAGCGACAAGGCCATCTTTGGCGCTGGCAGTGATTTGCAGATTTATCATGATGGTAGCAATAGCTATGTTCAAGACGCAGGTGACGGAGCATTAATCTTAAACACAACTAATGGTGGCGGTGTTTATGTTTACTCTGCTGGCGAAACAATGGCTACGTTTAATAGTAACGGTGCAGTTAATCTTTACTACGACAACGCAGCAAAAATCGCCACCACCTCCACAGGTATTGACGTAACTGGCACAGCCGTCACGGACGGTTTAACTGTAGCTGGCAACGTGTCAGTCGATGGCGGCACGATCAAGCTCGACGGGAATTATCCTGTTGGTTCAGAAAATGTGGCGTTGGGTGATGCGGCATTTGATTCAAATTTATCGGGCGCAAACAATGTTGCTATTGGTCATCAAGCCTTAACCGCAAGCACAGCATCCAACCACCATGTCGCCATAGGTCGAAAAGCCTTGGCTACAAATTCTTCTGGCGCGGCAAACGTGGCAATTGGTATGCAAGCGATGCTCTTAAATGAAAGTGGAGATCAAAGTGTTGCGGTTGGATACAATGCTTTAAGTGCCGTGGTTAGTGGTAATTACAATGTTGCGGTTGGATCGACTGCTTTGCAATCCAACACTGCATCCAACAACACAGCCGTAGGCCATGAAGCCTTGAGCAACGCAACCAATGGCTCTAATACAGGTTTTGGTTACAGAGCCGCTAGAGGCGCTGACAGCGGCACTATATCTGGGCAGTATCATACTGCCTTGGGCTATGAGGCATTGATTAGTTTTACAACGTCTTCTAGCAACACTGCAATCGGCTACCAATCCATGTATTACAACAATACAGGCGGCGCTAATGTTGCGGTGGGTCATCTTGCGGGACACAACATTCGTGGTGGCGAAAGTAACGTAGCTGTGGGATATTTTGCGCTTTCTGCAAACCAAAGTGGCGGTAACAACGTAGCCGTAGGGCGTGAGGCATTACAGGCGGCTACAGCAACCAACAACACAGCATTGGGCTTTCATGCAGGGTACGGAATAACCAGTGGCGATCAAAACGTGGTGGTTGGTTACGGTGCAGGCCCTCAGTCTGTTACTGGATCAGGGGCTTTAAACGTCTATATCGGCTCGCAAGCAGGTTCTGACACTTCAACTCAGAGTGGTAACTGTATCGTTGGCCCTCAAGCGGGACTGCTTTCAACTGGTTTTGCAAACACTTTTATCGGTAGCCTTGTCTATGGAGTAACGGTCGGGCCGGGTGCTGCCATGACCACTGGCTCTAAAAACACCATCATTGGCGGCTTTTCGGGCAACGCAGGCGGCTTGGACATCCGCACCTCAAACAACAAAGTCGTGCTGTCGGATGGGGAGGGTAATCCTTGTTTAACTATACACAAAGACGCTGGTGGTAATATTTCGTTTGGCTCTACAAACGGCTCTTATGATATTCCGGGTGGGTCTATCGGCCTTGCATTGAACGGTAATGACGGTTTGCAGATGCTAGACAGCCGTTCAAATTCAAACATTAATAC